ATGGAGCTTTACTTCAGAAAGCTTCTTCTTTATCTCAAACTTATGATCATAGACTTCATACACCTTATTATCCTTGTCAGATATGGTATATCGAGATAAAGAGCAGTAAACAATCATAGCTTAAACTCTACCCGTCGCCTCTACCTTACTCACTAACACATTAAACCCTACTTCAGCGTTGTGAAGGTGATGCTCTGAGAGTAGGGCATAGGCGAATCTCGTCTTCACCCCTCTAACCTCTTCATGAGGCCCTGTGAGAGAGTTGTCAAGTAGAGACTTGTTCTTCTCTAAAGCCCAACATATCTGCTCCACTCTCTCGTGAATCTTCCTTATAGATCGAACTTCAGTCCTGTCCCACATCCACCCATTAACAACAACACTATGCTGCTGTTGATATCTAGTTGCTGTCCCTCGTGTGATAGGGTCATGCTCAAACCCAGGTTGCTGTATGAACCACGCTTCTAGCTTACTCTGCTCTAGACCCTCATGAACTGCAAGAAAGTCCATGAAGTCCTGCCACGAGCGTATAGGAGGAACCTCATATCTATAGACGTTCTCACAGCCTACAGATTTAAGTATTCTTGAAGTAGCGTCTCCTAGTAACTCGTAAACCCCATCATCTGCTACTGTAAGACTACTATCTGTTACGGCATCTAAGGTAGCCATTAGGAGAATATGACCCTCAACATCTCTAACACTATGACCAGAATTCCCCCACCCGCTACAGCAGGAGTACCTACCTTTTTGACTTTCTCTCTAGTACTACTATTATGTCCAGGATTGCCGTTCTGAAGCGTAGCTGTGTGATCAGTGATGGCCTTGGTTAGAGTATCTAACTTCACTCCTATCCAACCAAAGCCATACAGAGTTATGTCTTGAGGAGAGGCATTCTCAGTACCTTTCTCTACCACTCTTCCACGAGCATTAGCGATAGAGATGTCAAAACTACCTTGCCTACTCTCTTCAGTCATATTATCTTACCGACCTACCGTGGAATATGTACTGATCTTTAGTGGTGAATTCCTGATCATATTCCTTGATAGCACTAGCAGCAGGAACTTCCTTCCCACCTAGCTCCTGTATGTAGAGTTCCTCATACATATCCATTACAGTCTTGAATCCACTTCCCTTGTTCCTGATGGAGAAGTTCTCACCTTGAGGTGGGTCAAGCTGTTTCTCTAGCCGTATCATCGCCATTAGGGCAAGTCTAGAAACAGCTAGATATACTATCGCCTCTTCATACTGAGCCGGTACAGTTGATGTTGCATCGGTAAGGTCATGCAACCCTGTGTATGTTACCCTGAAGGTTGTACTACTAGTGGGAGCACGATTAGGGAAGAAGAAGTATCTCGTACTCGCATCCCTATAGTACTCCCAGTCATGATCATCTTCAGAGAGGAACTGAGGCATCTCATCACTACTAACGCGAGTGCCTGCATCCCAGTCTATAGCAAGTATTTCAGAGAAGTCATTATCCCAACTAGCTAGGTTAGAGAGAGGGTAGTATCTTCCACTATCCCCTGTCTCGTCTTCGATGATGACCTGAGGCTGATCTCTACTGTATCTCTTGAGAGCTTGAACTATAGCCTCATCTAGCTGGCTACTAGATAAACTATAATCTCCTTGGAAAATAGGAAACGAACCGAGGATACGTCGCATCCTAGTTCGTATTGTTCCTCTATTTCCAGTAGGCAAAGGAGCCGTCCTCCCCTCAACCCTCTCAACCCTTTAGTTCTTCAGTGCTACTCGTACTTCAGTAGTTAATGAGGGGGTAGAACTCCCTCCCGGTGCCGGATACTGGAAGCGAATGAAAGGACCAAAGTTGGTTAGCTGATAAACTGCGTGAACATATCTACCACTAGCAGGGATTGTAGGATCATTCACCTGTGGTATATCAGCTATGTGATGCCAATCAGTCTCGTTGTGACTGGTTTCGATATTAGCATCCAGAGTAGGACTAGTGCCGCTTTTAGCTGTCACAACTACATAGATAACAGCTTCAGTATAATCCTCACAGTCTATAGGGTCTCCATTACCAGCAACAGTGATCGCTGTACTGGCTAACATCACCCTAACTGTTCCGTCTCTAGGAGGCAAAGGAGATTATCCTACTCTACTATCTACCTTACTACCCTACTACCCTAATTTGCCGGTTGATACCAGAAGTCAACACCCTCACCAGCTATAGCTACGTCTACCCATAGTTCTCGGAGTTCGAACTGTACCTGACTCCCACCGATAGAAGGTGCGACTATTGATACGCTATCCCCTGGTGCTATCCCAGGTTGAGTATTACTCACATCACTCTCACCAACATAAACATCCCCAGTGTTACTAGCCTTAGCTCTTACTGTAATACTGAAGGCATGAGTAGAAGCAGAAACAAGCCTCTCAGCCGTACCTGCCGCTGCAACTGTCTTATCACTACCTGCAAGCATGGTAGCTCCTATCCTCTGAAGCGCCTATAACGCCTACGCAAACGCTTCAACCCCTTTACTACCTTGAAAACTACCCTACTACTCTTCGCTTTTCCCACATGAGCAGGTAGGCTGCTCACTACTCCTAGTCGTAAAGGTGTGCTCATGAGCAGGTACAGGAACAAGGTCATCTGAGAAAGGCTTAGTAGTCATTATCCCGAAGATGTTGTTGTTGAGTCTACCCTCTACCCTACGTCTGTAGGTGACCTTATCAGCCTTGATCTCATCAGGGATGATGTCAGATGCTTGAACCTTTACATTTGTGCTGATAGTAAGCCAAGCAGCGATCTTCGAGGGGATATCACTGCTCTCCCTAGCTTCCTTATCCTCCGTCAAGGATGTGACTTCTGTCTGAAGCTCTTCTACTTGTGCGGTAAGCTCTTCTTTAGTAGGCATAATCTACCCTCTCTCTATCTACCCTACCCTTCTACCCTCTAGACGAAAGGGGAGGCGTATGAGGAGCCGACCCAGAACTCCCCTGCCTCCCCTCTGTCCAGCCCGAAGGTCTCAACATCAGAGTAGTAGATAAGGGGGAGGAAGACCACTCAAACTCCTCTCTCCCCCCTACCTTTTCCTACTATGCGCTGAGGTTAGCTGCTCTATACACTATGTATACTAGTATCTCGTTGATGTCAGAGCCGAGGCCAGTCCCGATCTCCTCAGTCTCCAACTCTAGTATATCCCCACCAGTCATGAAGACTTCACCAGTGGAAGTGGCATCGAGGAGGAGAGTCTTACCAGCCGTAAGGTCTGTCCCCATTACGAGGTCACGGGTGGCTAGCTCTGCTGTCCCTGCGCCTTCAGCCCCACCATCTATCAGGTTGTAATGGACAGTGTTAGTATCCGCACCTGTGACAGTGGTAGAGGTGATGAGTGCTACCTCACCAAGCTCAACGTTGAAAGGCGCTACCCAGATAGGACGACGGACTGTCGCCTCTGAGCTAACTACCTGAGCATAAGTGACCTGATCAACAATCCAGCCACTCTGTCCTCTTCTTCCATGTGCTTCAGCAGTTACAGCGGCCATCTGCTACTCCTCCTAAGTTAATACTATATCCCTTACTTATCTGATCTCTACGGTCAACCTTACAGTCATATCGTCAGTCGCAGTTTCTCCGGTTATAGCGTCTCTCGTGACGAGTATACCGTAGAGAGCATCGTCGGCTGATGCACACCTGAAAGGTAGGGGTAAGAGCCCTGTTTCGTCTGAAGGCGTCACTACAGCCTCACTATCCCCACCTAGATCGGCTAAAGCCGGGAATTCAATCCTACCTATGAAATTAGCGATATCAGCGTGTATCACCGCTGTATTCGCTACGTTATCGTCAAGCGCACTTGTTGGTGTCGCAGTGAAGAGATAGAGAGCTAGAGCAGGCGTCAATGCTGTAGTCTCACATATTGCCTGCGCTTTGATTATCTTCCCTGACATGCCGTTACGAGGAACTATAGCATTGAAAACCCACGCTGTACCACTAGCAGCGTCTTCAGATAGTACATCTTCAGCAGCGTAGTTTCCCGCTGCCGCAAGTGCCTTAGTGACACTTATTGTTGTCTGAAGGACTCGATTTCCTGAGCTAAGACTTACCACTACACTTCCTATCTACTACCAACAGGGGGAGTGAGATAGGTGAGGAGGTCAACCCTACCTACTCACTCCTCCTCTGCTGCCTAGCTATCTCCTATCTACCCTCTACTCTTTACTCTCTACTCTCACCCCTACGCTACGTTCTGGAAGTAGAAGGGCCTGTAGTCAGTGATGACCGTGTTCCACTCGTGCCTGACCTTGATGTTCTGCACGTCCATCGTGAACATCTCGCCGATGTTCTCAGCAGCCTGCACGAACATCTCAGGTTCCTCATTCCCGTTAAGGAACGCCACCCCTATCCCAAGCACGTTGTCGGGGTTAGCCACCAAGTAGTAGTCAGTGGCGTTCGTCCAGTAGTCAAGGACGATGATCTCTAGCTTATCCTTGAATCGCCAGGGGTCATCCTCAGCGTCGGTATCAGCAGTGGAAGTCCCGTAGAAACCAGCACTGGGGTTAGTGAGCCTTTGAGCTAGACCCTCAGTCTCGTTGGGGACGAGTAGGAATTTGGGCAGGTTAGCAGCACCGAGAACGTCCGGGGTGCTACCGTACTTCGTCTGTGCCCTCATACCCTGTTGAGCTTCACTAAGCCCTGCTATCGCCAGAGCCGTAGTACTCTGGTTGTTATGGTTCGCATGGAACAGAGTCGTGGAGTCAGGGCCGTAGGTGTTGTTGTCCACAAGGACATCAAAAACACCTTCATAGAGAGTTCTCTTTGCAGCCCTAGCAAGCTCCTTGGGAATCTGAGCGATAGCCCTCACATTATCGTTGATGATCAGTTCCCTAGTGATCTGAGGAGCTATACCACCACGCTTCTGAAGCTGCACAGTGGTCTCTTCGTCTGTCGGGTGAGTCAGATCAGGGTATACACCAGCCTCTACGACTTGTGCGAGGTTAGCGTAACCTCCGACCTTGATCTCACGGTAGGTCTGATAATCAGCTACCGGGATGCTCCGTGCGATCTTCTTCCAGTCGTCGTACTGCGGAAGAATATCGTAGTTCAGGATGAGCGCCTTATGCATCCGGTCTGCGGTGACTTCACCCCAAGAGGACTGCTGAAGCGGGGCCTCAGTTATCCTCTCGATGCGATTCTTGTCTTCAGTGTCGAAGCCGTTAGTCCCCTTCGACCAGTCTGCCCACATCTGTCGAGGGTCAATATCTTCAACTGACCTGAGACCATGCCACGCGGCGTAAGACTCCTTCATAGAACGGAAAGCTTTGATCTTCTCTCCGTCTATTTCTATCGTCCCTCTATCTCTACCATGAACATCAAACATCGCGTCTATCCGAGAGAGGAACTTGTCTCCCTCGTCTAGAGTCACACCAGTCACTAATCTACCTTCAGTGGTGAGACTGTCTACTACTTGCTTCTGGAAGGACGCGATGTAATCCTTCTCAGATTTAATCGCCTCCATCATCTGATCAGAGTTGAAGGAAGTGAGATCAGAGAATTGCTTCTTCAACCTCTCCTGAGCATTCTCAGGGAGCTTGGCCTCAGTGATCATGCGATCACGATGCCCCATGTTGACGAGAGAGGTTGCAGACTCTAGTTTGTCTAGAGCCTCCTTCACTTCAGCAGAGGCATGAGTAGGGGTAGACTTATCATCATCCTTCTCATCCTCTTCTGTCTCTTCAGACTCCTCTGTCTCCTCTTCTTTCTCGTCTGCCTCCTTCAGAGAAGCAAACTTCTCATCTACCTTCTCCATGACAGCAGTTGTGGTCTGCTCCACGGTAGAGGCCAGAAGCTCCTTCAATTCCTTATCGTCCATACTACTCTCCTCCTGAGAAGATTCTATAACCTCTAATATCTCCCCGCCTGCTGCTGCATGGCGGACTAAATCAGTACTCTCTACCTTCCTTATCCTAATCGCTCGTGCTGTAGTAGGTGTTAGCTCCCACTCACCCATCGCTGCTATACTTATGGACATCATGTCCTTGAGAACACCTTCGTTATGAAGGTCAAGCATAACAGCCCGCATGTTAGGGTCGGATATGTGAAGAACTCCACCAATCCCTTGGGGATTAGCTTCAGGGTTCTTCACATACCCTATTACACTCTTAACACCCCTCTCGGCTAGACTGTGATCAGGGCCGATAGCAGCGTGGACAGGCACATCTTTGAAAAGAGGAACGGCTTCGTGGAGAGTCGAGAGGGGATACTCTCTAGTCCTCCCCATAGTGCTGTTAACACTCTTACCAGCTTTAATGAGTTGAATACGCCACTCAGCACCAGTGAAACTACCCTGTGCCTCTGTGGCGGGCAGAAGGGTAGATGCGGCAGATAATACTACTGTCTGGTTTTCTACTGCTGTTGTTACCAACTCTTCACTACTTTCGTTACTTTCCTTCAACCTAGCAGTACATATCGCGTATGCACTACTCTTCCTATCCTCAGCACTACTCCCCGGCTTGAAATCCTTATCAGCAAGTAAACTATCTACACAACTGTCAAGTTTTGCTGGCATTGATGAAGGTTCCTGTTCCTTCTAACTCTATCCCCTCTCTACCTTAATGTCAACCCCCACTTGGTACAGATTCTATACTTTCTACACTCCCTCTCCCATTACTCTCCACTAACCTCTTAAACTTAGACACCCTATCCATACTGATGAAGTAAGTACCATCACCGGTAGTTATCTCCCTCTCCCCACTCTCCTCAACTCTCTTGAAGATAAGATTAGGATCGAAGTTACTATCAACCTCTCCAGCTAACGTCGATCTTGAAGGCTGCTGCTTATGACTATCCATCCCAGTCAAATCCATATACTGCTTAAACAACCTTTTCCCCTCTTCCTTACTTATGAACTCCCTCTCTATTGCTGTGTCGATAGCAGCAGTAGTGTTTTTAATAGCTATAGACAGCATGCGCTGATCTTTAGCTGAGACATCAGGGAGTCGAAGGTAGAAAGCACCACTCTCCCTTCTCATCTCTTCCTCTTGACCAACTCTCCTATCAGGTTGGAAGTAACCACTGATGATTGCCTGATCAATGGTAAACCTGAATACCTGAGTTATCATATACGCAACGTATCTCTGTCTCATCCTTAGATGCTTAAACACAGGTTCTGTCATCTCAGGAGCAGATGCACGAGATACGAGTGACTCCGCAAACCATATAGGAGGCATTCCTGCTCCTGCGAGGATATGGTTCTTAAGGGTGTTCGCTAGAGAGGCTGCGTCTTCTAGATGAAGATCAGTTGTCATCACCTGCTGAGTGATGTTCTCGTTATGAGTAAATCTAGTCCCAGGTTTGTAAGCAGGCTGCTTCCTAAGCCAGTCTCTCTGCTGTTTCTCGTTCATCCCCCTCAACTCTATATCCCATACATACTTCGCGCTCTCTACAGCTTTCTCCACTTGGGAGAATAGAAACTGATCATGCGCATCTATCCAGTCTAGATCACACAGCAAATCACTCCATCCCCTACTAGCAGTTCTAGGTTTGTTGATAGTGAAAAAGAAGCAACTACCCGCCCACTTAGCCTGAACAGGACGAGTACTACTACTCCCTTTAGTCAATCTCACCTCTACCTCATCATCTAACTTGAATGGGTATCCAAACTCATCCATCTCCTCATCAGTCTCAGGCAACCCTACTAATCTACCCCAAGCCCTCTCCCCTTGTGACACTCTAGCCGTATCAACTACCTTATACGCTCTCCTGTGACTCTCAGTCCTGATCTTCTTCAGGATAACAGCATATATCTTTCTGTTGTTATCAGGGTCAAAGATAACCCTCTCGATCAGTTCAGGGTCGATATTACCGAGAGTGACTGTTCCGTTAGCCTTATTGATGTGCGTGGTTAGACACAACTCTCCTACTAGTCCTAAGTCCCTTGTAGCCTCGAACTGGTCTATCCCCCAGTTATTTGTAGTGTCAGTCCAATGATTATCGAGTATATCCTTTACTTCAGGGTTCTGAGCTACATAGAGTATCCCATCCCCTACGACATACTCCGCCTGAATGTCGATTATCCTCTTCGCTAGAGGATTACCCTTGTACATATGATGCGCCTGGGTGATCATCTGCTGTTGAGTGATAGGAGGGAGATTGCGATCACGAGTCAGACCACCAATATTCCCCAGAGGAGACCATAGATGCTCATCAACGTCAGCACCCGGGCCTGAGATGTAGATAGCCTCACTCCCCTTAGCTACATGAGTGACAGCCTCTCTGATTCTCTGCACTACGCCCATAGGTAAATCTCCTAACTATCCTATCTCATCCCTCTATGGAATATACTACCACCACTAAGTACTCTATCTCTAGGAGTAGAGCCCACTCCACTATCTACTATCCCCTGCTCATACGCCTCTTCCCTCTCCCGCCTCAACCTTGCCCCTTCAAACTCATAATCACTATCCAACTTCTCTCCACCCTCTCCACTCTCCTCTGTTACCCCTGATGCAAGCACATTTCCTGATAACTTATCCACTGCCATCCAGACGGCATCTAACACATCATCCCTACCCCCTCTAGGAAATGCAGAGAACTCCCGCATGAACTCAGGGAATCCACTATCAGGAGACATAACTACATCCCCTGTAGGCTGTCTCTCCCCCTTGAACAATACCGTCCCGTTCTTCAGGAACGTCATGATAGAATCGTATCTCTGTTCTTTTGAGCCTTTAGGAGTAAGAACATCTAGAGGCATAGCACCCTTTGGGTCTACACGAGTCTGAGAGGCTAGGTTCTGAGTTGTACCTTGTTGCGGACCTACCTCTTCTAACCAGACTGTCTGGATATAATACCCTCTCTGCCTCCATGAGTCGAAGTGTGATCTCAGATACTCAAGGTGGTTAGGTGCGGGTATATGACCATAGGATACATCTAGGATATATATAATGCCGGTATCCACATCCCTACCTGCTGTACAGTGACCGAAGTAGTTAGAAGTGCTTCTCTCGCTTGTAGCAGGGTCTCCTGTTTGGATACATACTAGATTCCCCCTGTTAGGGAGAGTCTGCTCTGTATAGTATTGTAACCACCCAACATCATACCTAACCCCTCTCAATCCTGAAGGGTCATTCATATACTGAGCACTATACAATACAGGCGGCATCTTTGCCTTTTTACCCATCAACCACTTCCATGACCTTTGCTCAGGCCATAGGGGAGTATTAGTGTCAGCGTCTAGCTCTGCGCTGTAGATACGAACAGCCATCTACACTCTTACCCTTACCCACTCTACCTTCATATACGGCTTACGATCAACCCTCTTACCTTCCCTATCCTCTATCGCCATCTTCTCTACAGCACTCTTAGCAGTGTAGAAGGAGATATTTAGCGACTGTGCAATCTCTCTGACTGTCTTCCCTTCTCTCAATCCACTCTGGATAAACCCATCTCTCGCCCTGCGTAATTGCTCATGTATAGACTCATCGAAGACGCATTTCACTAGTGGGCAGGTGATACATTCAGGGTATACACTACAGCCATCACTTATACTGGCAACTCTTTCCCCATTCCTACTCACTCCCCTCCACCCTCATCCTCTCTACTCTCAGGATAGAGATCAGTATATAACCCCTCAGAGTCAAGTATCGGTATTAGTTCACTATAGAAGTCAGAGAAGTGAAACCTTGTCCCTATGAATATCTGCTGTCCTTGAGGAAGCAGCATAGGCTCGAAGCTCATCCATACCTTGTCACTGGTACTCTTTCTACTATCCTCAGTCTTTGTATTTTCAAAGGTAACTATATCATCATAGACCTGTAACGTCGCCCTCCCACCCTCAACAGAGGTAGTGATGCCGAAAGCTGCGAATGTAGGGTCTCTCTCCTCTCCCCCTGCATCCCACACCCTTTCCTTATCTTTAGCAACTTCTAGCTCACTATTACTCCAAACAAAGTCCTTATCGTCTGGATATAGGTCTCCAAAGAGGCTTTTATACCTCTGATTAAACCGAATACATGACTCGATCTTCTTCAAACGCTTCTGAGCCATAGGTGCAGTGGAGGATATGATCTGAACGAGTTCTAGCCGGTTCAACCCTACTCTCCACAGGGGGTAACTCTCCGCTGCGTTAGTAGTTTTAGCATGATCACGAGGAGCAAGTATAAGAGCAGGATTCGATCTCCCTTCAGGGTTAACCTTACCATCTAGAAGAAGATCGAATATCTCCCAGTGGAAAGGAGCAAGTTTCTGCTTGAATATGTATTCATGAAAATGGCCAGGGTGATCTAGAGCCCTCTCCTCTGCTACACTACGGGAACGGAGGTTGGAAGCGATGGAGATGGACTTAGGGGGTTCATGGCGTCTGAGAGTGACCATAGAGGAGCTAGTCCTTATCTTCAAGCACCTTCATGCTGAGGACTCCTATTGCAGTAATAGCACTTGTGACTGCCTCAGTTACACCAAGCCTTAGAGAGTAGAGACCTATTGCACCGAGGACGATGATGGCGGCCATAATCTGCGGTCTGACTTTAGCGAACAGGCTTTTCATGTTGACTCCTATTGATAAAAGTCCCATAGGTAGAATCTAAGTCCACATTGACATAAAGCACCATCTGTGAATGAGCCCCAAGATATCTGATTACTGGGGTGACCAAAGAGGCCATGACGAAGCCCAAGTAGGAACTTCTTCATATCTACTCTCCTTTAAGGGAAACTAACCTCGAAGTTATCTCCTATAATGCCAGTCTTCCAGATCACAGACGGAGCTATCACAAAGTCCTTAGTAGCAAAGTTATTATCCACTCCTGTTTCCATGAACTCAATATCAATCGTCCCGGCTTTTATCCGAGTCAGGATACACGACCCACCTTTAGTATCGAAGTTACTGAGGGTCAACTCATCTATCTTTCCATTCACTCCGTTAATCAGAGTCCCTATCCTAACCTGATCGAAAGTGCCTCCAGGCATGTTCATAGGGCCAGCTCTGTTACCACCACCTACCCCTAAGTTTCTAGGGATTCCAGGTATAGGGCCGATACTCTGACCATCACTAGCATTGTATCTAATGTTGAGCGTATGAACATCAGTCTCGCTCAATAAAAAGGTGTCACACTTCCATCTATTAACCTTGAGATGACCAATGATCAGATAAGTGCCTAATGTCGCACTCCCACCTATAACTATCGGACTTACCTCACCAGAGGGGAGAGTTGACCCAGGGAAGGCTGTTCCAAGGGTTAGGTTTTCTATGGTCATAGACCCGACAGTGGTTGTAGCAAGATCAACCTTAAGAGTGTTGTTTTTCTCTGAGTAGAAGATCGGTGCATCATCAGGAGCTAAATAAATACCAGGGTCTCCCTTGTTGAACGATCTTTCAGAGTTAATAACCTCAACGGCACCATACCCTCCAACTCCTCCACCTAGAGCTAATGCACCTATAGCCCATTGAGGACTAAACCCTATCTTACGTAGTACATGATATGGATTGAGGAATCTACCAAGTTTGACTGTTGTAAAGAACAGTTTCCACTTATCAGACTCAGCCTGCAAATACCCAATTTTGGCTAATACCCAGTCACGCTTTGCAACTAGAGAATTATAGAAACGTCTAACCTTCCCAACTCTCCCCTCAACTCTAAACGCTACCATCTCTACAAGTCTCCTAACAACTCTAACGCTGTTATAACCTTATCTCTCATCCCGTGTTCATGCCCACACTCAGAGCATGTATCGCGTAGTACCTGATCAATCGAGGTTGAGAGTTGCTGAAGATAGCTACGTACTGCATCTCTGGGAATGACCATTCCAGCAATCTGAAGAATCTCATATTTGCGTTTGATCGTTTCAGAGAGCCTGTCGATCGTTCGAGAGATATAGGTAGCATCAGCGAGAAAGGAAGTAGGAGGATGTGAGGGGTTAGTCTCCAGAGTCACCACTCCATCCTCATCTACACTAGCCTTCACTCCTACATGCTCTGCGGTAAAGTAGATCAATCCTTTAAGGAGAAGTATCTCACTGTCAAGGTTCTCTAGTCCACCCTCTTCTTTAAGACCCTTAACTATCTCACTTAGTCGTTCGTTCTTTATGACAAGCGGGACACCTTTTGTCTTCTCTTCTACCTCATGGACGCTGCACGGCCCATACCCGACGTGATCAGTCCCCCACCCGGCTGTAGCTATACATGGGGTAGTAGACTCCGGCCCCTTACGACCGTTGAACTCCCTCTCCACCTGACACTTCTCACGAGCAGGGCCATACCGGTCTTCAAGGGCGGGTTGCGGGGTTCGGGTAGCTAGGGAAGTCATAAGGGCAGCACCTCTCCTTTCTCTCCTCTATCGACCTTATCACACCCTTCTACCCTAGTCAACGACTTCTCGACCGCATAGGCAAGGGACGGAGGGGCTATCCTACCCTCTCACCTGCCTCTATTCCTACCCTATCCTCTAACACTACTTTAGGTAGTAGAATCAGCCCTTCAACCCTACTTTCCGTAAGATAGACTACCTTTTGTACTACAGAGTAGGCCATACTGCCTCTCTACCCTACTGTAATTTTTTGGGGCGCGTGGTTATCGGTTGTAACCATTATACTTTCGATAAAAATGACGAATGAACCTTATCGAAAGTCTGGACGATATAGCACGTAGCAGACGGCACAGACCCTCTATCTATAGTATAATGAGGTCATCGGCGCCAGCTTTGTACTACACAAGGGAGAGAGAAAATGAATGAAGTGAAGCTAAGTAGATCACACCCTGATGTCAAAGAGATGCTAAAAAGATGCTACCCTGAGTACAGAGGGAGACGTATCACACTTGTTGAACGAGACAGCTACCAAATGTCTAACTACTGGAGTGAAGGTTCTCGTAGCTACGTAGTAGCATACGACCTTGCTACCCTTAAGGTAACACAGCCTCACACAGCGACTAGCAATCCATTTGAAGGAGTTGCACACACTACGATTGAGATTCCCTTTGGAGTGGCACTAGTCGAGCATCGTTACATAGGTGACTACCAAGCAATAAGGGTGATTGTTAACGGCGATACCTTTACCAGAATGGTAACTGAGGTAACAAGTAGCTAGTAGATAGCAAGCGGATAGTTTGCAATTGACAACGCGAACCTGTATACTTAGGTGTAGATAGGTTAGTTAAGGGATAGGGGTTAGTTACCCCAGAGGAGATAGTTACATGGCTAGAGATAAGGTTAAGACAGATGAGAATGCGACAGTCAAAATGATGAGTGCTAATGGTCAGGTGTTCGAGATTCCTGACCCGACAGGCAAGCATAAGAAAGCCATTGACAAGGCTATAGAAGAAGCCGAAGAGAGTAGATTAGCGGAGTTTCTGACATCCGCATACGATAAAACGATGGCGGCAGTGCGGAAAGTCTACCAAGGGTTGACGGATGACGAACAGTTAGCTTTGAACCAAAAGACCGTCGTTGTTCGATACAATGCTATGCGGATTAAGGAAGCCGGGTCACACCAGACAAACATGGTCACAATTCGACAGCGGGCCGTTA